AATGAATGAAATATTAGATTGCTTGTTTTTGCGCTGCCTCTGCTTCGTCTATAAGGTCAAAAAGCGTTGGCATACTTACCTTTTGAGCCGCCGCTTCACAATACGCTGCACCATCCAAAAAGTATTGAGGGTTCAACTCAAATCCTACTCCATAACGACCTTTAAGTACTGCACGATAGGGTACTGTCATTAGCCCTCCAAAGGGGTCTAACACTACATCGCCCTTGTTGCTCATCTGCTCAATCACACGGTCTGCTATATCAAACTGCATTGGGCAAAGATGCATCTCTTTTCCTTTGCTCCATTGTGAGCCATTGAGGGTGAGCATACGGGTTACATCCGTCCACACTTCATCACTCCAGCTTTGAGGCTGTAAGAGCATAAACGAAGTGGGCAATTTGCCGTGTAGGTCTAATGTTTCGGCTATTTTTACATTGAAATCGTGATTATAGACTGTTTCTAATGAAAAACGCTTATACTCTTGGAATATGCTATCGTGAGGAAGTTTAGCCAATTCTTCGGGCTTTAAACAACGGTTACCTGAGGATCGTGTGAACCCGTGTGCATCTATTTGCCACTTAGCACGTGTGTAATCACTCTTGCTCTTAACAACTGGCTCATCAGCATAGGCGTTAGTTCTGTCTGTAGCAGGCTTTCTGAATAGTAATAGATACTCGGGCATTCCTACCCCCATTTTAGTACCGTCTTTGCATTGTTCGCTCCATCCTAATCGGTAGGTTTGATTATTTTCACGTACTACATCTGTAACAATAGTCTTCATTCCCATATAAGCAAAGCCGTGCTTGGTGTAGTGTTGTATGCAGTCTACGTGAAAAGGGTAGACAGTTTGCACGCCCATTCCTGAAAGTCCCATTGGTACGATACGGTCTTTTACGTGTATTGCGGCTATCCTCCCAGGTTGTAGCACTCTGAATAAGTTAGGGGGTAAGGTAGTCCATTTGCTTAAAAAACTCCTCATTGCTTTCAGAATGTCCAAAATCAGCATAATTAGGAGAATACTCATATTGGGTGCTGAAAGGTATTGAGGTAAGGATAAGTCCTACACTGTTGTCTTTTAGCGCGTGTGGGTTTTCGTTAGGATTGAGTTCTACTACATTGTCGTTATTAACGATATGATAGTAATTATTCTTAATCTCAATACGCTCCACACCTATTTTACGAGTGAGCACCTGAGCCATTTCAGAATGAGAAAGTCCGTATTTTTTAATTATTTCAGTCATATTCTTTACGAGTTTGTTATGGTTTTTCCACTTGTTTTCTAAGGTTTTACGCACGTTGCGTTCGGCTTCGGTATAGATTAAATCTACTCGCACCACGTTCTTCTGTAGGAATCGTTGCAGACGATGTATAGATTGAATAAAGTCGTTAAACTTATAGCCTATCCCTAAGTATATTGCCCAACTGCAATACCGTTGAAAGTTACACCCTGAGCCTGCTATCACGGGTTTTGCTCCTAACTCTTGCAACTCGCCATAAGAGAATTGCTTTATTATATCCTCACGCTTTTCAAAGTCCTGAGAGCCGTATATTGATTTTAGTGTTGGGATAGCCTTTTCAATCGCCTTGCGTTCGCTCTCTAAGTCGTGCCATATTACACGATGTGCTTCAGGGTCTTCAGCACGGAGTTCTAACATTTTAGCGATACGGTCATCTAACGACTCTCGCTTCTCTTGTGCCGATTGTTGCAAACCAAGTGTAGTATCCTTAAACAACTTTCCTTGCCCATCCTTCTCTACCCCTGCGTTTTCGTGGTTAGTGGGTATTTCGTGCCAACGCAAATCTAAGTCGGGGAGTATGTAGCCCATATCGTCTGCTTCGTTTTGGGTAATATCAGAAGGCTTTGTAACGAAAAGCCCCCAAGAGGATACCCATAACCAAAACTCCTCTTCTTTATGAGCGTGCAAAGTGAGTTTATCAGCCTTAGTACTATCACGTTTAAAGAATCGTGTTTTTGCTTGCGATACGTCCATTACCCCTAAAAAGTCAGCATAAGCCAATAACTCTATGTAATCATTAGGGGAAGGAGTGGCTGTGGCTACAAATCGGTATTTGATATTGTCAGCACCTCTACGCTGTTGCATAGGACCAGCGTCGCCTGTGAATAACCTCATAAACTCGCGGAACGTTTTAGAGCCTCCTAAGCCTCTGAGGATACTCGCCTCGTCAAGGCTTGCTACCTGAAAGTGTCGAGGGTCTAATTTGCCATCTCTGATACTTTCATAATTGGTTAGGTAGATACCGTCCTTATCTTCTGTTTCTTCAATTCTGCGGATAAACTTAGGAGCGACCTCCCAGCCGAGAATGTTCTTAGCGTCTTCGACAAACTCTTGTCGTACAGAAAGCGGACAAACTATAAGCCCCTTACCTCCTCCTAACTTTTGAAGGACTACCCTAACAGCTTCCAGCTGGGTAACGGTCTTGTGAAGCCCAAAGGAAGCAAAACAAGCACGCCTACCGCCTTCGACCATCCACTTTACCATAAGCCTATTGTGCGGCTTCATACGAGGGTTTATCTCATCGAGCGAGCATTCAAACCCTTGTTTAGGAGCAATTTTAATTTTGTTCTTTAAAAACTCTTGATACTCATTCATTTTGATTTGAAATTAGAGATTTGATAAAGATTTATGCGCACTCAATCTCCTTCAAATCGGTTATTAATTGCTTGCAGGTGCTACCTGCTTAGCCCCGCTCACGGATCGAACGTGAGAGCTTGCCTATCGGGGTACACAATGGATAAAACTACAACGTTTCTTTACTTTTATCTATATATTCCTTGCAAAACTGGTGGTCTATTACCGCCTCTACATTTAGCGTTTTTGCCGATAGCAAGGTCATCGTATAAGGAGGTAATTCTTTATCCTCATCAGCCACACGCATATAAGTTTCATAAAACGCCTCGCTTAGTACTTTTGCTTCTTCTGCATTAGGTGCTTTCACTAAAAAGCGCATCGGGTAGGATTCTTTATTAACCATTATTTCTACCTCTATCTGATAAAACTTATTTTGCTCCTCATCGCTGTTTTTCTTTGCCAACGATACAAGGGTAAAATACTGTTGCTCTTTGAGTGATTTTATTTCATAAAAACCAATGTAAATTTGTTCTATGTAGTCAGTGATAATTATCCTCGCTACATCTATACTGTTAGCATATAGGTAGAATGTTCTTTTTTTTCGAGAGATTTCCACTACTGCTATCCATATAGTACTGTTGCCTAATACAGCATCTGCAGTGCGTTGTATTGAACTTAATCGTACATCTTCAATGTTAAGTTCCCCACTCTTGATAAAGAAGTCTATGGTTTGAAAATTCTCATCATTTAATTCTTCGCCCTTAGAAATAATGAGTTCTTTTCGTTCTATGGTTACGATTTCCCCAGTATCCTCGTCTGTAAAATCTTCTTCCCAACGTCTGTAAAGACTATTCATTAGATACTTAGATTCTTTGTCCTTCAATAATGAGAGGTCGTTGGAAGTCATTATTTTCTCATTAAATCGGCTTACTGTTTCTTTTTTCATTTTAATAATATTTTCCTTGTAAATTATTCACTTGCTTTTCTATCTCATTGAGATACGCCAAATCGTCAGGCGTTGGCAGGTATATACCCGCTTCCTTGCTGGCGTAATCTCTGAAATTATCAATGGCGGTTGTCATTTCCTTTGTATTCAAACTCGCTGTACTTCGCCACGCATCTCGTATCTCACCCGTTTTGCGGTTAGCGTATTCTGTTCTGAATATCTGAGGGTTTACAATCTTCTTAAACATCTCTTGCTTCACGTATTCGGGAGTTTCTCCATATTCTAATGCGAACCACGCAAAGAGTAGGTGAATGTAATTGTTCTGTGAGTAGGTGCGTTTAGGCTTCTTTTCAGTGATTTCAAATGTCTTTTTCTTTTCGATAAGGTAACCTAACCGCTCCTTTGCCCGCTGTATATCAAACTCGTTACTTGCGTTGAAAATCATAGTTTATTATTCTTCACAATTTTTATGATAATTAATAAATTTCCAACCCTGTGATATAAGTAGTTCTATATTTTGTTTTGGTATATAATCAGGGTATTTATATATGTCCATACCAATTGAAACTTTTGTATCAGTTATAAATTCCTTTACAGCTTTAACTTTCTCTGGTGTATTCCTCCATTCGTTACTTCTTTCATCATCTTTTTTATCTTCTATAATACGATGAAATTCTATAACATCTTCATTATATGGATAAGAGTAAGTATTAAGAAATATAGTATTTTTATATTTTTCTTTATTGTATGCTACAAACTCATCACTTCCAGGTTTATCCTTTAGGTCTAAATAGATTTGAGAAATATAAGTACCTTTATCGTTTTCATAAAGAATAAAATGCTTACTATTATCTACAATGAATTTCATAAGAGTTGTAGTTTTTACACTTAATTCATTTGCAAGGTTATTTATATAAGGTTTTTTATTAAATGCTATCTTATATAACTCAAATCTATCTTTTACTTCTTTTAAATCTAAATTTTTCATTTTGTATTTATATTGAAAGCAAGGCAGGAATTGAACCTGCTACTATCCCGATTGATACTTGCTTTTTTTGTTTTACCTTAATACGGCACGCCGTCTTGCGCGGGTGCTTGTCCCATATTGTTAAACATTTGCCCCTGCTGGTATTGCGGTTGCCCTTGTGGCGGGTACGCTTGTGTTTGTTGAGGCGGTGCATATTGCGGTTGCTGTGGGTAACCTTGGGGTACTTGCTGCTGTTGTTGCGCTACATTCGTGGTTTGAATGAGTTCAATTTTCCAACCTACAACCGTATTGAAGTACTTAACCTCACCTTGCGGACTTGTCCATTCACGCCCTTGCAGGTTAAAATGTATCTTAACCATTTGCCCTATTTGCAAGTTGTCTAACAATGCGCAATTGCCTTGTGCAAATTGAATGATAATATCTTGTGGATATTGCCCATCGGTGGTGATAACCAAATCACGCTTTTGAAAGCCATTTTGTCCTACTGTTTCAGTAGCAAATATTACTTTAATTTGTCCTTGTATTTCCATAGTTATAATAAAGGTTTTGCTATTTCTAATAATTCTTTTTGTTCTTCAAAAAACATATCTCTTATTTCTTTTGTTTTAAAACATAATATACGATTACAGTCAAAAGTCTCTCCATCTGTGAGTAAACCGCTCCACGTATATATTGTATATTTTGTTTCTTTGTTTTTATAATTAGGCTGCCAACCCTCATTGTAATAGTCTCTTAAAAGTATTAGTTTTTTAAGAGCTTCTGTGCACTCATTAAGATTTGTATAATAGTTTCCTTTAGTTAAGAAAACACTATCATTCATTATATTTGTACCTTCAGTGGTTCCTAACCATCTTACAGCTTCCTCGAAAGTTGGTACAGATTCTTTCTGTTCAAAGCCTTGCAAGGTGTAAGGAGCTGTGGAGAGAGTTAGTGCTCCTGCGTAGGAACGGCTTCCTTTTAAAGTGTAACTTTCAATTTCTCCTTTAAATTCTACTTCTATAGGAAAATCTATATCAGGTTCGTTATTGTCAATTCTTTTAACCGTCCCTTTTTGATTGGGGTAAAACACTTGGTCATAAACTGTCATTCCTACTTTAAATACTGTTTTCATTTGCTTGTTGTTTTTCAAGTTTTTCTAATAAAGCATCTGCAAATATCACCGCCTTTCCTGCAACTATGTATATACTTTCATTACCCTTACTTAACATAGATTTTGCTGCTTCTATCGCTATGTGTTCACGTTTGGTTATTCCTATACAATGAACTGTATCTGACAGGTATTTTCCCATAAGATAATCATTTGCTATTATTACTTCACCTTCATTACTAATTAATAATGAATTAGGAGTTATAGGCTGTTCTACGTTTTTTATTTTTTTACTCATTTTCTTTAATTTTACTTATAAAAACTTCTACTTTTGTGCAGCTCTAATACCTCACTGCTTTCTTTTCTGTTTGTCTCAATAAACGCTCTCGCTTGCTGTATGCTAAGGTGTGTATTGATATTGCCGTAAGCGTGTGTGTATTCGCCATTTGCCTGTGCTTCTTCAATTGCCTGCTGTATATACTCCTCACAGTAATTATGCTCAATAGCGTACAAATCATAACCTTTGGCGGTAATACCCTCCAAGTGTGCTGTATCGGTAGCGTGGAATATCTTTTGCCCGTTATTGAGGAATATTCGCCAACCGAAATTTGGCACGTCGTGATAGAGCTTCACTGGTGATACTTTAAACGCCCCATAATCGTATAACCTACCCACTTGCAGTATATCAATATTGTTTAAACCCTCCAACCTCTCTAAGAGAAAATCAGCACAAGCAATGCGCAATGTAGGTCGCTCGGATTGTAATCGTTGCAAGGTTCGCAATTTCAGGTGGTCGCCGTGCTGGTGTGTGAGTAGCACAATTTTCAAAGAACGTTTTACTTCTTGTAAGGCTTTGAGTGTAACGCCACAATCTACCATTATTGCGTTGTCGTAAATCACAGCGTTACCCTCGCTACCTGAACTAATTACTCTTGTAGGTATCATACTTGTTTAAAATCTACTTGCTTGGGTGATGGTGCGCCTGCTGCTGCTTGTGCTATAGGTGGCACTGTTTGCGGCTCTGTAGGCTCGTTTTGCTCAATCACCTCTACATCTATCACCGTACGCCCTTGATGCTCTACAACATCTTGCTCTTCTTGCATATACATTGCCCCTAATTGTACGGGAAACGCTTCACGTAAGGCTTGCACTTTAGCTACTTTACCTATCATCGTAGCCTTTTTCTCATTCCAGCTGCTTTGTTTCTTGTCGTATTCACTAAGATTAACTTTTGCAACAAAAGGCTTTGAACGGTCTTTGCGATATACCTTTGCCCACGCTCCTAATATCTCGTCTGTAGGTAGATGAAAATTGCCCTCAACTTCTATTACTTCATTATTTCGTAATAAAATAAGTCCAGCTTCTAATCCATCGTAACTTGGATTAGCTTCAGCACGTTTCATTAGCGCTTCTTTGCTGACAATCATTTGAGCAGGGTTGTTACCAAACTTAATAAGATACGCCTCATTAAGGAAAGGGTTTAATTGGTTGTACTTACAAATACTAATAAACATAGCCACCTCTTGGTCGGTTACCGTTGCATTACCCCTTGTTAAGTATGAGCGTACGATATTGTAAGATAGTTTAACAGGCTCGCCCGCTACTTTGTATTCTGTTTCTCCGTTTTTTGTTTTTGCAGGTTGCGTTTGTTGCAATACTGCTGGTTGAAATGTTTGATTTTCCATTGTGTTATACGTTATATTGAATGTTATTATTTTCTAAGAAATCGCGTAACGCTCTAAGTTGCGCCCTTGTGCCTATCACTGTAAAAGCAGCTTGTACAATCTCATTTTCGTCTTCTTGTGCTGCTTGTGTAGCCTCTTGTGCTGGTTCAGGTTGTATTGGTGCTGCAGTTTGCGCCTCATTAATTACTTGTGCGGGTGCTTGCAAAGGGGCTGTTTCTCTCGCTCTTGCTTCAGCTGCTAATCTCACTTGCTCGGCTGCTACTCGTTGCGCCTCGATACGTGCTAATTCAGCTTCACGTTGCTGCTTGCGGTATTGTGCATTTCGTATAGCAGTGGTTACATCAAGGGTTTGCTTGTAGTCTGTGAGGATCTCTGCCTTATATTCGTCAGGTTCATTTAGACTTTCAATGAGTTGGAGGCTCTTTGATACCTCACTTACAAAGCCCGCTACTTGCTCTTTAAGGCTCTTATCGCTGGCACTAAGTGTAATATTCAGTGGCAAACGCTCAAAGATGAGGAAATCAATACCTTGCTGCTGGCACAATTCAGTAAAATACTCTTTGATACGCCCCCGCTTATCGTCTAACAAACGATTTTGAACCTCGTCAATTTTCGCTTTCAGCGTACTATCTGCTTTGTCGTAGTGTACTTTGATATGCTCTTTGTACGCCCTTTCAAAGGCTTCATAAGGCGCATTTACCTGCTCTTTGATATACTTGCGTTGTGTTTCAAAATCATCAAGTTCTTTGCGTAGCGTTGTGCGGGTGTTTTTCGCACTCTTTAAAGTTTCTTCAGTTACTAACTGATTGTCGAGATTCAGTTCGGCGATTTTCGCTTCAATTTGTTGCCCTACTGCTTTGATTTTCTCATAAACAATGATAGGGGCTTGTTTCAGTGTTATTAAATTCTCATTCATTTGGTTTATGTATTTTAGGTTATTACTTTAAAAGAAAGTGCCGTGCGTTATTGTGATGAATTATGTCCAGATTTAAGGGTAACACGGCACTTATTTATTTGGTAGAGGCTCTTTATCTTTGTTTTGTAGGACATTCGGCTAATTGCCTAACATTCTTACTTCAATTAGCCGAAGCCTACATTTAAATAACAAATGAGCGGATTTTAAGACATTTTCTTTATCATTTTGTTAATCTCATTGCGCTTTGTACGTAATACGTGCAAAAACTCACTACTGCTAATCTCTTGCACTTCATACTTGTCATCTTGGTACGAATCAGGCATTAGTAATTCTCTGGTATTAATACCCGAATTATCTACTCTTATTGCTGTTAATGATGAGTATTTGCTAAATACAAACTCTTCATAAACCCTAATACACCAGCTAATACTCTCATATTTCACTCGGTAGCACTTATCTAATTCTAAGGTTGTGTTTTGCTCTTTCATAGTTGAAATGATTTTTAATTGTTAAATAAACTGATGCCAATCGTGAGATAAACTCTCATCATATCTCATCTTGTTAGTCTCGTAGTTATCGCACCATCTATAGTGTTCTTCATCTTCTAACTTATTGTAAGTCTTACAAAGCATATCTAACAATGTTTCTTGCTGCTCTTCTGTGAATTGCAAATCATAATAACTACCTCTATACTCGACAAAACTATCATTATAGGTTATCTCTATACGAGATTGCCACCTCTCTTAACCCATTCACCGCCTACACATAGATGGTATACACCATGTGATGCGCTTATAACGAAGTAATCTAAGGTGCTTTCTTCTTCAATTCTTACCTTGCTAATAAGGCAGTCAAACATTGCCTTGCTTACCTTACCGCTTGGCGTATAATTCTCTTTTCTCATTTCAAAAAGATTTAAAACTGGGGATTCTTGCTCTTGAATATCACTAACTCGCACTATATGTAATGCGTTGTTAAACTCCTCTCTCTCATAGGGTTCGCATTCGCTGAATTTCTTGCCCTCATATGTTACATAGCCACCTTGTAGAAGAATTTGGCTATTTTGTTTGGTAGTTTCGCTCATTTGTTGTAATTTTGCCATTGTAATTTTGTCTTTGTGATTTTAATGTTAATATTTAAAATTGCAAGTCATTAATGCGGTGCTGGGATAGTGCCGCTTTTTTTGTTAGCTATTTTGTCGGTAGCGTTCGCATTCAGCGAAAAATTGCGCCTCATACTTTGATATATCTACCACTTTCTTTTGTCGTTTAGGAGACGGCTTGCTACCTTCCACAATAGCAAGCTCGTCATTAGTACGGATAATCTCATTTGCAAGAGTTCTTATTGCGCTTTCGAGACACAACTTTGTAGTCTCTAATTCTTTTATCTTACTCTTTAAGTGTCGTATTTGTTGTTGCTTGTTCATACCTCAATGTTCTATACTTATTAAGTAGTGTTTCTTTTTCTTCTTCACTCTCAAACTCGAATAAATCATCTATATTGTCGGTTTGTACGTAATTTTTAAGTGGCACATAGTTTTCTATTTTCAGAAACATATGAGGTCGTCTATACATCCAATGTCCTACTGTTATAGGTGACTTATTTACTTCGTTTGAAAAATCAGCTAATTGACTACTAATTAATTTGCTTGTATCGCTTGTTAATCTCATATTATTTATTACTTTTGCAACGTTAATAGTAACGTTTCATTTTCACGGTGCAAAGATAGAACAATGCTCTGTATATACCAAATTTTTACAGAACTTTTTTCTATTTTTATTTGTTATATTTTTGTAATAAATTGATTTTTAAATAAATAGAATTATGGGCTTTTTTGATTTTCTGAAGAAAAAAGAGTTAGATAAAATAAAATACTTAGAAAATAAGGTAAAAGATTTAGAAAACCAAACCGATTATTTGTCTAAATCTTTAACAAAGTATTCTCCATTAATAGATTTAGAAAGGGAAGCTAAAAGATTACAAGAAAATATAGCTAAAATAGAAAGAGATAAAATATCAGTCTTAGACCAGTACGAACAACTTAAAAAACAATATCAAACCGCCTTTGCCACATACGAGGAATTAAAAAAGAAAATAAGTGTCTTTGAAGATGATTTAGAAATGGCAGAGTATGGAGTTTATCAACCTCACTTCAGTTTTGATACTTCTGAGGAATATAAGCAGAAAATACTTTTTTATAGGAATGAGGCTAAAGCTATGATAAAAGAAGACTCTGCAGTAAATGGTGGTCATAATATCACTTGGAATGGTAGCCTTTCAAAAGGACAAGCTATGGTGAAAAGAGAAAAACAATTGATGTTGCGCGCTTTTAACGGCGAAACAGATAGTTTTATAGCTAATGTAGATTGGAATAATATTCTAAAAATGGAAGAACGATTGAATAAATCATTTGAAGCTATAAATAAAGTATATAAGGAACAAGGACTTGCTATTTCTGAAGTGTATAAAGGTTATAAAGTATGGGAATTGCAACTAACTTATGAATACAAAAAGAAGTTACAAGAAGAACGAGAAGAACAAAGGGCTATTCGAGAACAAATGAGAGAGGAGGAACGTGCTGAAAAAGAACTTGAAGCAGCAAGAATAAAGGCTGAAAAAGAGGAAATTATGTATATAAAAGCCCTTGAAAAGGCACGTAAAGAAGTCGGAACTGCCGTAGGCAAAAAACAAGATGAATTATTACAAAGAATAGCAGAACTTGAGGCAGGGCTTGTAGGAGTAGAAACCTTGAAACAAAAAGCTATATCAATGGCGCAACAAACAAAAATGGGGTATGTTTATGTAATTTCTAATATAGGTGCTTTTGGTGATGATGTATATAAAATAGGGATGACACGTAGGCTTGAGCCTACAGATAGGGTAAAAGAACTTGGTGATGCAAGTGTTCCTTTCCCTTTTGATATTCACGCTATGATTTTTTCAGAAAACGCTCCAGAACTTGAAACAAAGCTGCATAACATTTTTGTAGACAATCGAGTGAATATGACTAACTATAAAAGGGAGTTTTTTAATATCTCATTAGAACGGATAGAAGAAGAGGCTAAAAAATTAGGCGCAAAGGTAGAATTTACTAAACTTGCAGAAGCAAAAGAATATAGAGAAACACAAGCATTGAAAAAGAAACTTTTTCATCAGGAAACAATAGTAGACAATGAGTTTCCTAAGAGTATTTAGTCTTTCAGTCTTACTTTATCACCATTTTTGATAAAGTTCATTTTCCTAATGATGGTATCGTGTTCGGATCTACTCAGTCCTACATAAACTTTGTTAATATTATTGCTTATTAAAATCTTTTTGTATAGCTCTATGTCATCAATATCCCATTCTTTAATTTCATCATAGATGTATTGAAGATGTAAGTCATTACGTGATTGCATCGCTATCCAAACGCGAAGTTCAAAACGAGCTTGCTCTGATAATTTCATAACTACAAATGTTTAATATTTAAAGTGCAAAGGTATGGAAAATAATTTAGATACAGAACAAAATTCTGTAAAAAATAGATTACTCCAATTTTTAGAGTACAAAAATCTAAGTCAGAAAAGATTTGAGGAAATATGTGGTCTTTCTAATGGGTATGTTAATAATATAAGAAAATCTATAAAATTAGATACCTTTAATGGAAAAATAGAGCCTAATTTTCCTGAACTCAATAGAAATTGGCTTTTATTAGGGGATGGAGAAATGCTTGTACAAAATACTCCTGAAGAAGAACCTGAAGAAGAAACATATTTGAGATCCGAGCGTAATAGATACGGCTTATCCTTGCAGCGCATTCAAGAACTCACCAACTTACCTATGAAAAAACTCAAAGCATACGATAATGGTGATGAGGATGTGCCTGATGATATATTAGAAGCCTTTGAGAACCTTTTTCAGAGAATAGAAAACGAATATAACGATATTGAGGAACAAGATGATACTTTACCAGTACTTATAACCGATGAAATGGTTTCCAATGTAAAAGTACCATTCTATGAGGTAGATTTCACGGGAGGATTTACATCCCCCGAAATGTTCTCTGAAGTAAAACCCTCATTCGTTATAAGTTCCCCCAGCTTTGCAGGAGCAGATTTTGCTTGTGTACTCATAGGAAATTCAATGTCAAGGCGTATAAAAAATGGGTCTGTTATTGGGTTAAAAAAAATAGAAGAGTGGTGGGAATATTTTCCAACTAACGAAATATACGCTGTCGTTACTAAAAACTGGTTACGTACTGTTAAAATAGTAAAGAGAAGTAAAAAAGAAGGTTATATAGACCTTATCCCTGACCCTTTACCTGAATATAATAATCCAGAGTATGAAACAGAAACTATACGAATGGACTATGTAGTAGGATTTTATAAGGTAATAGCACACGCATTTTTTGAGCGAATGTCGTTTTAAATATCTTTTTCGTTCATAACCAATCAGAAGCACACTCCTAAAAACGGCAATATACGCCCTTAAAGCGACAATCTAAAAGCGTATATTTATTTGATACATAAATATTTACACGCTAATATTCCGACAAGGTAGAAAATTGACAAAATAGATAAAATTACAATTTTGGAGTTTTATATATTGTTGATAATGAATAAAATACAATAATAAAAATATTACCGTTACCGATTACGGCTCAGAAGGTTACAGGTTTGAATCCTGTCGAGGTCACTGAAAGCTCTAACGAAAGTTAGAGCTTTTTTTATTGTACTTTGAATAATATTTTTTCCATTAGAACTTTCTGCAACCTTAATATCTACATATTTCATAGTTATTAATATGAATCAATAGTTGAAAAATAATAATCCCTGATTGACAGAATGTTATCTCTTTTGCATCACTGTATTTTGTCAAAGTCCTTAGACTTTGACAAAGTCTATGAAACTGATAATCAATTACTTTTAAAGTATGTTATGTAGGGGCGTTTTGCAAACGCCCCCTTAAAAATAAACTCATTTATTTGTGATCTATTTTTGTTTAACTATAAAAAGCATCATAATTTTTATTTTCATCCTCAACACTTTCTATATTTCTAATATACTGACAAATCGTCAAATCGTCAAATCAGCTAATTGTTATCAACATCTTATTAACAATCTATGTGAGTAAATAATTAGAGCAAGTATCATTCTTTTTTGTACTTTTGCGCTATGAATGAATCTGA